TTCATATTCATCCTCATCTTCATCTTCTTCATTGCTAAGACTTGCTAGATGCTCTTGATAAAGTTCTTGATATGATGATACAACAACTGGTGTTGGCTCTGCAACAGCGAAGATTCCGTGTTTAAATATTCTTAATGGAAGAGAATAATTCATCATTGGATCCCACTTTGTAAGTGTTAATCGATATGATGTATCGTTATTATCTGGAGATCTATAAGTAATTATGACTTTCATTGGAAAGTCAACTTCAACATATCCTCTGCTCTCCTGAGCAACATTGCCGATGATTGTGTCGCCATTCGACATTTTAATTAATTTACAAATCATCATTTTTCCTTTAAATTTATATTATAAATTTTATATTCAAACTTTTCGTCATTGTAAATTTTTATGCGCTCAGAGAAATGATCTAGAGTGAAATTGTTTTTACCATTATAGGATAAATCATCAGCAATGTCAAATAATATAGCTTGCTCTTTATTTTCTCCTAAACGCAATCCTCTACCAATCGATTGAAGAGTTCTAATCTTACTCTTGCTTGGTGAAGCAAAAACAACATTGTGCAAATTTCGTATATTTATGCCTGTCGAAAACGTCCCATAAGAAGCGACGATGATTGCATTATTTTCTGTTTCTGTTAGTCTTCTAACTTCTTCTCTTTCTTCTGCGTCAACATTACCATGTATGAAAAAGACTGGGCGAGAATCTTCATCAAGTGTGCTTTTAATTAATTCATGCAGAACTTTACCATGCTTTTCTACGAATTGATAGAGTAGTAGAGTATTGCCTTTTAAATCCATGACTAGATTTCTTATGAATCTATTTCTGGACTCTTTACTAATAATATAATCAATTTCATCTTGATACCAAAAACCTTTGCATTGTTCGCATGATTCTTTATCGTGTTTTAGTAAAAGTGCTTTAATCTTAAACTTTGCGAGTTTACCTTCGTCAATTAATTTCTTTGTTGTTGTGATTTGCTTTACTCTACCAAACAATCCTTCAAGCACCAATTTATGAGTTTGTGTACCGTCAAGTGTTCCAGTCAAACCAAAACGATATGCACATGTAGTCATGTTTGTTAATATTGTAGTGAGAGATTTTGCTTTAAATAAATGCGCTTCATCACCCACAATCAAATCAAACTTATTAAACCATTCTTTTGGCATCTTGTATACAGATTGCCATGTCGATATAATGATTGGTAGATTTGTATCTTTCTTTGATCCAGCAGTGATTTGATGTACGTTAGCATTGCTATCGTATCCATACGATTCGAAGTCTTTATATAATTGAGCAACAAGAGAGATTGTTGGAACAATGATTAATGTTTTACAATTTAAATATCTCGTAATGAGATATATGATTAGAGACTTACCAGAAGCTGTTGGAGATATTAACAGTCCTCTTCTTGCTCTTATTGCATAGACGAATGCATCTAATTGATAGTCTCTGACTTCAAATGGTAATCCAAGAGTGTCGATGAATTCTTTAGCATCATTAGTAGAGAATTCATCATATAGATCGACAGACTTATCAAATACTAATTCATAATCTCTTTCTTTAGCAAAACCAATAAGATATGGTATAAGACCATAGTATAGTTGTCTTGTTGCTAAAGTAAATAGGCGAATCTTACCATCCCATATCTTATTGCGATATGCTGGCATGAATTTGTATCCTGGAACATAAAACGTAAAATATTCGTTTAGATCCATTGCGCTAGAACCTTCGCATTCGATTCTAGCATATACTTCATTTAATTTAGAGACTACGAGTTTATTATACACCTTGTGTGAACTTCTTCCATTCTATAGCATTTTTAATTTGAAAATTTCTTTGATTGATGTTTTTAATAACTTCTTCAAGAAAGAATATTTTCTCTTTTTGATTCGTCTGGCGAACGTTTGATTGTATAATCTCTTTGTCAGAGTCTAGATACATATCAACTTCATTCTTCATTAGACGTTTCATAAAAGGTTCCCAATTCAATTCGTCCAACTCTTCTTGTGACATTTTACCATTATAATATTCGTACTTCTTTAGTCCCAACTCTTTACTTTGAAATTCAAGAGCCTTTAATTTTCTACGCTCATCAAAATAAATTTTAAGATACTTGCTATGTAGTTCTGGAATTTTGAGTGATTCTAAACCAAGTTCTGTAGAATCTACTGTAGAATCTTCTCGCCACGCATCCATAATTTGATCTAAAGTCATGCATCACCCTTTCAATGAAATGATCTAACATCATATCATAGTTTTAAACAGGTGTCAATTCGTAGTATGTGTAATTGAATGTGGCAGATGATGTAACGAATTCTTGCGAATCAGTTGTTGTAAAATCAATTCCGCCAAGATCTGTTGGATAGACTTCATCAAATGTTACTTTCCAAGTTGGATTATTTGCATTTGTTTTTATGAACAATGTAGCATCTGATGTGATACTATTAGTTAATCCTGGCTTTTGAGTTAAAGTTCCCAACTTATTAGATGATTTTGGATTTCCTAATTGAAATATCCAATTATAGATTTCATACCACGATTGCATATCTTCATCAACAATGAATGATAGACTTAATGTTCCGAATGTTATGATATCACCAGGAATGCTTATTGCAGCAAACGGAGTGTTTACTTGTGTTGATTGTAATGTGAGTCCTGGTAGATTTACACTCTGAACAAAAAATGTAAAATTGGGAATTCTTTTTAACGTAAATTCAAATTTATTGTTAGAAAGAAAACTCTTATTGATCGGTGGAATGTCCATAATTATCTCCTTTCACATATTTATACAGAAATAAAAAGGGGATCTTAAATCCCCTTTGGACCAATCAAGTATGTATTTTCATTTCAATCGGAATGTCAATTTTAACCATCTTTTTTGGGAAAAATAAAGACATGAAAAAATCAATGATAAATTTAAACATAATTTTAGACTACTGTAACCGACAATGAAGTTGGTACATCAATGATAACATTAGGTACAACAACTTCTTTAACTTCTGGTTCTGCAACATCTGCTGCAATTGAAACCGATCCTGTGATTGGATCGCCCAAAACAACTCCATTAGCATCAACTGCTGCTGCAGTAATAACATAATCACCAGCTTCAACATTAGCAAAAACTACATCATATGGTGCAGCTGCTAAGTATTGAACGCGAGAATCACCTAGACTAACCCGAATTCCACCAGAAACAACATTGCTTTCAAACTCATGCTGTTCTGTTACGATTGATACTGTTACTGTATGTGCCATGTCATTAACTCCTAAAAACAAAAAAATTAAAAAAATAATAATGTAAACGAACTGTCACAAATTATCATCACAAAAAAAGGGGATCTTTTGAATCCCCTTTTAAAATCACTCTTACGGTGATTTAATCAAATTACATTAGATTTGTAATAGAAATTCTACGGTAGTAGATGTTCTTATTAGCAAATGCCAATGTGCCGTCAGCTGCAGATGTTGCGAATGGGTTTGCAACCATTCCGTAACGTGTCTTGAAGCCGATCTTTGGCTGGAATGTATCCTGGCCAACTGCACGAACCATTTGTAAAGGAACGTATGGGCAGTAGAACAAGCCAGCGTCAAAAGCTGATGTGCCTTTGTAGCCGATTGTTGCATAGTGAGTTCCAGATGTAGCTGCGAAGTATGGATCGATATAAACTTTAAAACGTCCATTTAGAACACCAGCAAATGTGTTGCCAGTATCGTCAACTTGTAGGCTATTTGCTAGAGCAGGTGTATAATCAAGAACACCAGCCATTTGCAATGCAGAAGCAACGTCTGAAGAGCAAATTAGGATGTTACCTTTACCACGGCGTGTTGCTTTAGCAATTGCGTTAGCTTCGCGCTCTAGTTGGAACATTAAGCCCTTGAACTTCTCAACTGACCAACGACCGTTTGAGTCAACGTCTAGGTTGAAAGTACCAGCTGTTGTAACGTTCTCTTGTGCGCCAACTGTTGCTGTCAAGTTAATTGTACGAACGACTTCACGATTGATCTCAGCTAGGATCTCTGTCGAAAGAATGTTCGCCAACTCTTGCTCTGCGTCAAGACCGTGAACTGCTTTTAAGTCCTGTGCTAGTTCCATTGTGTACTCAGCTTTTAGCGCACGGCTACGAGCTGTTACAGCAATCTTTTCAATTGAGAAAGCCATTTCTTGGAACTGGTTACCAGCTGCATCGCCAAGTGCTTCAGCTTGTGCAGTTGTCATACCTGTACCGCGTGTGTACTCAGTACCAGCAGATAGATCAGCAGGAGAAGCACCAGATTGTGTAACTGCATTTGATGCATTAACAGACGAGAATGCTGTGTTAGCTTCGTTAAACAACGCTTCTGTTTGTGCCTGACCTGTGTAACGTGAACGCATTGCGAAGATCAAGCCTGTTGGGCCTGTCATTGGCTGGACACCACAAATGTCATAAGCAATTAGATTAGGAGCAGCGCGGCGAACTAATGAAATTAGAACTGGATCGTAAATGTCGATGTTGCCATCACCAGCTGTAGAAGAAGATGCGCCCATTGCGTTAGCTGGGGATGCTTCTGTTAGTAGTGATGTTTGATTACGATAACCACCAGAACCAGCTGCGTCTTCGCGACATGCACGTTCTTGGTTCTCAAGAAGTTGTGCTGTAACTGAACGCTTGTGTGCGTCTTTGATTGAACTTAGATCAGGATGATCTAAGACTGGTGACCATTTTTTAATAAGATTTTCGATAGCCATTTTATTCTCCTTTGAGATTTATGTTTAATTTATTTATAAAAAATTATTTTTTGAGTGTTCTAGAAATATTCTGAACATAATGACTCATAACAGGAGAAAATGACTCTTCTAATGTAGATGTTTCTTCATCCATTTGATTCGATTTTGTTACAACTTCATCGCTGTCAGACTCATCAAAATATTTCTTTTTTGTCAAAAGAAGTTTCTGCTTATAATCATTTTCTGTGATGAACTCAATGTTCTCAGACAATGATTTAAGTTTCGCCAATTGAACTTCAGTCAATCCTTCTGAAATGTCAGCTACGATTTTTTCTTTCTTGTAGCCATTAATTTCTTCTACTAGAGAGACATTATCTGTAATAGCCTTGTCTAATTCAGATTCTAAAATTTCAACTTGTTGTGCAAACTCTTCAACAATTTCAACTTTGTCTTCTGGAATATCAACATAATGCTCAACAAATAAATTCTTTAGTCCAACCATAAAGTCTTCAGCTAATTCAGCTTTAATGCCTGTCTCGATAGCTAATTGGTTCTCTTCCATCCACTCTGTAACAACGTACTCTAAATACTCATCAATTTTTGTAACTAGATTTTCGTTGATGGATTGAACTTCTTCAACTAGTTTCGCTTCGAATTCTTCTTCTAGTCTTGCTGTTTCTTCAGAAACTTTTGCAAGAATTGCTGCTTCAAAGATTGATTTAGCATTGCTTTTGAATTCTTCAGAAAGCCCTTCGCCAGAAAAAATAGCAGCGATATCAGCATTCGTGTCTTTTAATTGTTCTGTCATGACAGTCTCCTTGTAAAATGCTTTAATTTATTGATAATGTATTTATAAAATATTATAGTTTTGAAATGAAATCTTTGAAAACTTGGATCATATTTTCTTCTAAGTTCTTCTTAGAAGACTCTTTAATGATCTCTTGATGTTTTGCAATTTCAACTTCTTTTAGAATTCCATTATCCCAAATCCATTGTTTGTTTTCCATAACCGCTCTAACGTATGCATCAGGAGCAGAAGGATCTGCAACAATATCAGCAGCAGTAGCAAGATAGAAATCGTCCATGACTACATTGATTCCGTCTTTTCTCTTTTCCATTGATCCAAGACCGCGAGTGGAGACGCCAACAGTAGCACCTTCATTTAGTAGATTCTTTACAATGTTTCCATATGGTGTGTCCATGATCTTTGCTTTGCCAATGAAATCATTTCCATCTTGACGCAACTCTTTAATCATGTGAGAAACACGTTCTAAATTAATTGTTGGTCCTTCTGGATGACCTAATTCGCCATATGCACGATTCTTATCAATGTATTCTGTTTTGTATCTTATGCTTTCTTTTTGTAGAATTGGAAGTGGATACATTCTGTTGTTTCTATTCTGGCGTTCAGCTTGCATGAAAACGCCTTCGATATAATATTGTTTACCGCCAGCTTCTGCTTGTTCGGTAAAGAATTTAATCTCTTCGTTAATTTCTTGAATTAGTTTCATTTGATCCCCGCAGACTTTCGTTTTTTGATTGACATTGCTCTTTTTCTCAACATAGTCGCAATTTTCGAAACTCTTTTTCTTGCGCCTGATACTTGACCATGTTTACGATGCATCTTTTCTTGCGAAGACATTTTCACAAGTTTCCCATTAACAACTTTATATCCAGCCATTCTTGTCACAGCAACTCTTCTTTGAACTTGACCATCACGAACTCTATTTACCCTAGAGATTCCAGCTTCGCTCAAAAACTCCCTAAAACTTAACATTTTTAAGGGCTAATTCCATCATCAGTAGTTTCACGACTTGTATAACCCGTCGATTTTTTGCCTTCCATAATGATTGTATATGCACAACCACTAGTGAATCCAGCCGTTGATAAAAGAATATCGCCGTTAGCACCAGCGCCAGCATTGTTTGTCAATGGCATGCTGCCTTCGCCAACTAAATTCCAAGTCCCAGTTCCACTCAATGTTGTAATCAAAGTGTTTGTGTTTCCACGCCAAAGCAAATTAACTCTAGTATTTGCTGCTGAAACGTTCCAAAACAATTTAGTGATTGACAATCTTTGTGTAGATGAATCGCCATTCGATGCAGCTAATGTATTAGCAGAGACTTTAATTACGTTAGACTCTCCAGTTCCATCAGAAATGTTTGTTAATTTAACTGCCCATGCAGATGCATGGTCTTTCAATACTTGTGTGCTTACTGCATCAGCCATTTTTTAGTCTTCCATATGTTTAGCGAATTGTAAAAGATCGTCTGCATCTTCTTCTAATCTATTCATGAACACAATTCTATTTTGCTCATTTAAATCATTATAAACTTTATATAGAAGATCGGCATCTGCGCTTTCTTTCATTTTTGCTTTGATTGTGTTGTATGCTTTTTGAGCAGCTTCTGGCTTGTTCTTTACCATTGCTGATGCAACTGCGTATGGACCGCCTTTGTAAGTGTCACCAACTTTTTTCTTAGCAAATTCTTTGCCAATTGTATGTGCCATCTTAGTTTGTTGTGGTGTGAAATCTTCTTCATCTAATTCATTTTGTTCTGGAAGATTTGGCTTAGGATGTCTACCTAACTGTCTTTTAATATCAGCTTTCAATTCAGGAACATTTTTCTTTGCTCTATTCTCTTTACCTTTCTGTGTACTCAAAAATCTACCTGCATTTTTTGGATCAGTAGAGACCAATCCACGCAATGCTAAATTGTCTCCTTCACTAACTTCTTCAACTTCTTCATGCTGTTTTTGTAGTTTCATTTTTAAATGGCCGGCATCACTAGCAGCTTTGAGAACTGCATGACGATCTTTATAGCTTCCATTAAATGTGTCTTTTGTTAGATGGGCTTTGTATTTGTTGTGATGCTCAGGTTTAATGTGCTTCAATAAAGCTGCACCTGCAGGATGTAGATTATCTTCAATCGCTTCGCCGAACGGTTGTTTATTGTCTAAACGATCCGCTGGACGCTTACCAGATGCAGTTTTAATTCCTTTCGGACCCATTTCTTCTGGACCAACATGCTCCAAATCGCCAGGATCTTTAGTCTGTGCTAGATACGAAACACCAGAAAGTTTGTTTGCAATACCTTCTTTGTATTTTGCACGTTCAACTTCATCTAATTGAATAAAAGATTTAAAGGTCTTCATCTACGTTTCCTTCTGAACTAAATTGAAACTCTTGTTGTTGGTCATCTTCGTATTGTTGTTCTTCATTACCGAAAACTGAACCTGCTAATTCCATCTTTCTAACTGCTAAAAAATTTGCAACCTTATCAGCTAAAATATCTTCAATGTAACCCTTGAATTCATGAGGCTTTCCCTCTAATGCACTATTAATTGCAGATTGAATGTTTTCCATAGTATAGCTCCTTTATAGATTTGTTATTATTTATACATTACAAGATTTATGGATTGAAGTATGGCATCAAGAA